GATTAGTTGTTGTACTATTGCCTTCACCTGTAACGTCTATGCTACCTGCTGTGGTTACACCAGTAAGGGTGTTAACTTTTAATACACTAGCCATTATGCGAGGTCTCCAAATACTGTTGCACAATTAAAATCTTGGTCAGCAGCACCAAAATCAGTACCAAATGACTTAAATCCAATTTCTGAAGTTGAAAGTGTTTTTGCAGCTCCACTCATTCCTATAACTCTATTACCACCACCACTAATTTCTCCAACACCCATTGTGCAATTATAATTAGCATTACCCATATTTGAAGTATAAACTAGTAAACCTATGCCTGTTCCTCCATCAGAAAAACTTGATATATTAAAGCTGTCAGTTAATGCGGCAGTTCCTGTGCCATTATAACGTAACCATGCTTTTGCCAACCCTTGCTGTAAGTTAGTCGTAACTGTTCCACCTTCTGCCGTAACTGCTATACTTCCTGCTGAAGCTCTACCAGTTAATTCATCTACTATTAATTCGCTACTCATACGATTGTCCAATTCCCAGTAATAGTTACTGTGCTATTTGCATCAATAGTTACTGGACCACAACTCAAAGCATTGTTACTTGCATCAACAGTTAATGACCCACTAATTGTGTTTTCATGTTGCTGAATGATAGCTTCGTAACTTGTTGTTTCAGCTTTTTTACCAATATGATTTTGCATTTAAAACTCCTATGCGTAAGGACTGTCACCTAATACACTTGTATCCCAAGCTGATTTCAAAGCAGATATACTTGAAGCATTAGCTATTGCTGAATTAGCAGGTGCATCTCTTAATGCGTTTTTCTTTGTAACACTAGCTGATTGTGCTGAACTATCACCTGCTTCCAATGCTTTCATATAAACAACATCTTCTTCTGCAAGTAATGGTGTTCTTACCTCACGAATTTTATCTTTAAATATAACTTTAGCTGCTGTTAAATCTTCAGTAATAGTCGTGCCAGATAATGACCAAGCATTTCTAAAATGTCTGTCAGATGGTACTGTTGCTGTTGAAGCATCAATACTATTCCCATCTTTATCAATAATGTTAGTTGTCATTTAAGCCACCTCTTTGTTAGTTATTGTTAATTCGTCTGATATTTTCCAAGCATTACGCCATACTCTAGTGCTAGGCAGTTGTGATTTTGTGCATATAACCAATCGTGGTTTGTTTGCTTTATCCCAGTTTTGCCAAACATGACTAGGTAAGTCTTTCATAATTAAATATTCGATACATTGTTTTTCTGTCATTGCATCTATTGGTTTAGTGTTATGTAACAAATAACCTCTAGTGTGCTTTGTAAAGCCAGGTGTGTTCTCATCTTTCTTTAGTTCCCAATAAGCTTCAACTGGTGGTAATATCCCACCTTGCAAGGCACAAGCCATCCAATTAGGATCAGGGTGAGTTACCTTTGCAGGTGCATCTGGTTCTTCCTGATCTTCCCACACAACACAATATTCTGATCGATAAGGCTCTAGCTTTTCTTTAGCCCAACACAATCTATCCCACAAATGTGTACCTTGAAACTCTGGTGTTGTTATCATGTGATTTCCATAATATTCATTGTGACCGAAACCTTGTCAGCAACAGAGCAATCTATCTGAATTATGTCTGTGGTTTCTAAGACAACCTTACTACCAACTAATATTTCTAATGATTGACCAACGGCTATTGGTGCTGATTTAATCAAAAAGGTTGTTGTATTTGTTGCTGTTCTACCACCACCAGATGTATCTGATACTAACTTAACACTAGCCGTAACCTGTGCTGTGTGGATATTTGCAATTATCAAACCTAATATAATAGTCGTTGTACTGCCAGGTGTTGTATATAACGCTTCTGGTGTACCTGCACTTGCAGGCATAACATCATGCGATACTACCTTAAATGTGTTTGCCATTTCTTCTCCTTATCCTAAAGCTATTGCTAATGCTGTTGCATCGTCTAATGTTGCTGCACCTATATCACTAACAACCTCGCTAGTGCTTCTGCTCTCTAAACCATTTGCTGTAAATCTTGCATACTCATCGTCAGCGACACTTGCACTATCAATTTTAACTGCATTTGTATTAGATATTCCAAAAGTCAAACTAGCTTGTCCACCAATGTCAGACAAAACCTCACTTGTACTTCTGCTTTCAAGACCACTAGCTGTGAACCTTGCATATTCGTCATCGGCTACAGATGCACTATCTACCTTAACTGCGTTAGTGTTTGATATGCCAAAGGTTAATGATGCTTGACCACCTATGTCACTTAATACTTCACTTGCTGACCTACCCTCAACAGATGTTCCATTTATTCTTAAAAAGTCATCATCGGCAACACCAGTTGTAAATACAGGCAAGTTACCATTTGAAATACCAGTTGATAATGTTGCAACTGTTGTTATCGCAGTACCATTTAAGGTCATAGCATCGGCTTCTAATGTGCCGTCTATATCTGCATTACCACTTATATCTAATGATCCTGCATCAAGTTCACCTGTAAGTGTAATATTTCTAAATGATGATATATCCTTATCAGAATCGACAACAACTGCTTTACTTGCTGCAACTGTACCTGCCGTAATGCCATCTAGCATCTCTAGTTCGGCTTCTGATAATTCTGCACCTGATCCTAGTGTTAAGTTACCACCAACTGTTAAATTACCTGCAACGGCTAGTGTGCTACTTGCCACAGTCGCATTAGGTGTATGAGTTAGATAGGTTACAAACGATCCACTAATCTTACTGCCTAACGTGAGTGTACCACCATCAGCAATAGTTAGTTTATGTTGGTCAGCATTATCATCGCCCTGATCTGCTTTTAGCACTATTCCTAATGCAGCACCTTCCACATTAGCAGCTATCTCTAAACTATCATTTGTGCTTTCGTCATACTGAATAGCTATGTCAGAGTTTGTGCCTAATAATACAGTTTGGTTATCTATAACTGATAAGCCTACTGCAAATGGTATTTTAGCTGTGGCTGTTTGTGTACCATCTTTTAATAAGGCAGAAGATAAACCTGTAGCAAAACCATCTAATTCCTGGTCAAACCTATCAGCTCTAATCTTGATGCCATTATCTCTATCATCTGTCCAATCAAACAGTCTTGAGAATGTACCACTACTATTATATGCCATTAAACTGGCCCTCCTGGAATAAATTGAAAATTACTACTTAAAATACTTATGGATTGTGATGCAGATTCAACCTTAATTCTTAGTGATGCTGACCTACCTAATCTTCCGACAACCTTACGTTTTTGTATAATACCTGCACCTGTCGTATCGCCCCAGAAATCCTGATCCCATTCGGCTAAATCCCAAGTGGCTAAATCACTTGTAAAAGCACCACTAGCTAAGTTAAGTCCGGATGGGGCTGCTTGATCCACAGCTACACCAAAATCAAAATTAATATCTCCAGGTGCTTCAAGCATAGGTGCTACTGACGAAAACCTTTTTAATGATCCTCTGTCACCAAAATAGTTATACGCAAAACTTAAATCAGCCGTAATCGCTGCCGTTAAATCTGCTGTGCCACCGACCTTATAGACCTTGCCATCTGTTGTACCAAAGTAAGTATCACCATTAAAATTAGACCAAACATGAGCAGGTATATTCTGAAATATAGACCAAGCCCTAGTTATAGGATTAAAAACGTGTTGGTTAAATGTATCTGTTGAATCACCTGTTGGATAATTAACATATAGTTTTGATCCATCAGCCGAAACGTGTATTTGCCATCCAGTAGTTGAACCAGTTAAGGCAACTTGTCTTATAACTGTTCCTCTTATCTTTTCACTTATGGCTGCTGCTTTATTACCAACTAAATCCTGTCTAAAGACCTGTGATAATGGCAAATAACCTTCTCTTGTGGCAACGATCAAATCACCACCTAATTTAGCCATAGCCCTTATTTCATTTACTGGTTCTGCTATTCTAAATGTACCAACTAACGCAAAGCTAGATGCACTTGGATCAGTACCAGTATAAACCAACACCTCACCGGAACTCATCATTAATGTTAGTAGATCATCTTGACCCTCACCACCATCAACAGTTAAAACACCGATCTGAATTAAGTTACCACCGAATGTTCCAACTAAGCCTACAGGAAACTTAGTGAAGTTGCCTTGAAACGTATCAACTGTGGCTGAATAGTAAAAGTTCTGGTCAACTCCTGTAAAATAATAAAGTCTGTTTTTATATGTGGTAACACCCTTTAGTGTCGATGCACTAGCACTATCAGATAATGTAATACTAAGGTTTGATGCTGAACTGCCATTCCAACTAAAAGGTGTATCTGTTCCATTTACAAAAATGGTTAAGCCGTTAAATTCTGTTGTTTGAAACCTACCATTTGATAAGCCTGTCTTTCTACTAACAGCACTACCAGTATCGATCTGGTATAAAACACCATCTGAACCAATCGCTAATAGCTGTCTGTTAGCCCCTGCATTATGTTCCACAAGGGTTTCTACGTTTCCTGATCCTATGCCTGTGCAAAAGCTAGAAAAACCATCTCTAGTTGTTATCTTTTCCACAGTTGGAAAGAAATTACTCATAACAATAGCATCTGTTTGTGGCATAGCATCTAAACTGTCTCTTGAGTTTAAACCACCAATAGGTGCAGGTAATGATACAGATTTAACTCTATATCTGTTTGCCGTTTGTATAGGTTGTAGCATTAAACACTTCCATAGCCACTATCAGGCAAGTTATAACTATATGGACTTACCCTTAATCGTCTTGCATCATCCAGGCTAATAATAGGTGAGCCACCAGAACGTGATACAGCCTGTCTTAACTCTAATTGGTATTGTCTAAAGTCCTCTGCGTAATCTAAGCCGTGCATCTGTTTAAATCGCCAGGTAACACCTAATTCTATCAATAATTCATCTAATATGCCTGTATCAGTATCAACAGTAAAAGCTGCTTGTGATGTGCCATCTGTTTTCTGATTCCAATGACTACTTGCATACTCAAATCCTATAGTTTCAGTTGCCGTAGGTGTTGGAGTAATATCAAACTTTAACGCATTAGAACTTGATTTTAATCTAAACCTTTGTGTAATACCTGCACTTGCTGATCCATGCCTATCAAGCTGATATTGCTGTGGTGTTAATGGCCCTGTGAACTTATCAAGGTCAGTCCTGTTAAATGCAGTATCACCAATAAAACGATCAAAGTCAGTTGGCAAAGCATAAGATTGTGTGCCAGATGCAGTTGAAAACGTATGCTCTTTTAATAGTATAGGCCATGCAGTAGCCCTCATTAACTGTTTGCCCTCACGTTGGCATAAAGCTAATAACTGTCTTGCTGTAGGACTTGTGTTAGAGATTATAGTTGTTTCTCTTTCAAACCCTGTGAAGTCAGCTACGTTCTGGCATATCGTCAATAGGCTCATCTGGTATTCCTATATTTAATGGTTTATGTACTTTCTTAGGACTTGGCTTTTTTGCGTTCATAGTTAGTTCTGCAATACGTTGTAATTCAACATATGGCTCACCAATCCCACGCAATTTCTCTATCTCGGCTGTGGCTAAATCTTCTATAGATTCAATACCAACTAATTCTAATTCAATACGTCTAGGCTCTGACATAGCAGGTAGGTCTTTTAATGGTGTACCAACTTGTTTCTTTGTGCCTTTGGTTTTCTTGTAGGCTTCCCATTCTTCTGGAAACCTAGATAAATCCTGTGGTCTTACAGGTGCTTCAAATATATCTTTCATGCCCTTAACAGTAATTCTTACGAAATCTCGTATTTTACCATTAAATTCACGTTCATAAAATTGTGGTGTAACTGACATTTATAATCCCTCCAGATTAGTTGTTAAGAGGGCAAGTTTCCCTGCCCCCATAGTTTTATTTACATTGGGAAATCACAGATTATTTCTTTGTCTGAAATATCACCTGCAATCGCACACACATTGTCTGTTGCTGCTGAAGATACGTCTAATGTACCATCACCTGCACCAGTTGGTGTTAATGGGTCACCATCTGCACCTGCTGTTAAAGCAATCGATAATGTG